TAAAGCACCTACTTGAACGGGAGAAGAGCGACGTATTAAAACGTTTTGTCCTAGTCTTCCATCGCCCTCTGTTCCCCACGTCCAAAGCGTGCCGTCGGTTTTGACTGCGGCAGACCATTGAAATCCACTAGAAGCTTGTGCCCATGTAGTTAGTGCGCCTACTTGTACTGGAGAGGAACGGTTTATTATAGCGGAATCTCCCAACTCGCCGCTTGAATTAGTACCCCAAGCCCATAAAGTTCCGTCAGTTTTAACTGCTGTTATGTGATTATTTCCGGAGGAAATTTGTGACCAATTATTTAAAGCGCCTACTTGTACCGGAGAGGAAAGGGCAGTTCTGTTGTTGTGGCCTAATTGCCCGGCACTGTTGTTGCCCCACATCCACAGGGTACCGTCGGTTTTAACTGCACCGGTGTGATTACCCCCTGCTGAGACTTGCGCCCAAGTAGTTAGAGCGCCTACTTGGACGGGAGAGGAGCGGGCAGTTGTGTTGTTGTGGCCTAATTGACCACTACTGTTAAAGCCCCACGTCCAAAGGGTTCCGTCGGTTTTAACGGAGGCGGTATGAGAGTTTCCTGTCGATATTTTATACCAATCAGTTAAAGAACCTATTTGTATGGGAGAAGATCGATTAAAGGGGGATCTGCTATTATTTCCCAATTGACCTTGGTATCCGTATCCCCATGTCCAGAGAGTACCATCGGTTTTAACTGCTGCGGTATGTTTATTTTTGCTAGAGACTCTACCCCAATTAGTTAGAGCGCCTACTTGTACGGGAGAAGAATAAAAAAGACGGTCATTTTGGCCTAACCTGCCGTTGTCTCCTACTCCCCAAGACCAAAGTGTATTGTCCGTTTTGATTGCAAAGGTCTGAGCTGACCCCACAGATACTTTAGACCATGTAGTTAAAGACCCTACTTGGACGGGGGAGGAACGGTTTATTGTATTGTTTAAACCTAATCGGCCGTCGCCTCCAGCTCCCCAAGTATACAACTCTTGCCCCGTGGGCACCGAAGTGCTATTCCCAAACCCGCTAAACTGGCCCGGTCCATACTCGCTAAGCGCTTGAGCGGCGAAGGTGGTAGTGCCACCTACTGTAAGCGAAACTGAAGTTGTCCCTGCGGCAGATGCTGTAGCAGAGGCAGAGGTTCCGTCGGATTGTTTAGCCGTAATAACGTAAGAATCTATGGTACCGTCGCCAGTATTGCTAGGCGCAGAAAACGTAACGTCCGCAGACAAAACCCCTGCGCTAACAGAATCTACAGTAGGCGCATCAGGCGCTTTTAGCGGTTGGAAACCGCCAGAAATTATTCCACCCTTACGGCTCATAAAACCACCTCTTAGGCGTCGTCTATTTCTTCGTAGCTGATTGTGTAGGTCAGATCACTGGCTGTACCACTGGTAACCACGATAGAGCGGTCTTCTTCCAGATAGATTCCAGTGTTCTTATCAACTGCGATAATCGACGCATCAGCAGGGACAGATACAGTAGAAATGATGGGGTAGCTAGTACCGCCGTCTGCCGTACCGCCATCCGCAGTGTTGTAAGCCACAGTAGCGTCAGCGGCTGAAGAGCCATCGACGTTAGCTACGACAATCTGGTTAATCTTAAGAACTTTGCCACTGGCTGCTGTGTTAGCAAGCAGGACATTTTCTGTTGTATTTGCGGGTGTTGCGTATGCCGTCTTACCAAGAATGGTAGTGACGTTAACTATATTTGGGGCTGCCATTTTATTTCTCCTAACCGAAAACTATAGCCATAGCAATGGCTTTACCTGTTGATACACCTGCCGAACCATACTCCAAAGCAGTAGCGCCAGAGTTTACAACTAGCGCCTGTCCCGCAGTACCAAGGCTGGAAAGACCTGTACCGCCGTTGGCGATAGGCAGAGTGCCTGTAATCTGAGAGGTCAGATCGACGTTAGCCAGTGTACCGCCCAGTGTGAGGTTACCAGAACTAGTCACTGTGCCAGACAGGCTTATACCGTTGACTGTACCCGTACCGCTTACGCTGGTGACTGTGCCATCGCCAACATCAACTTGGCCCAAGGCATCAACTACAGCCGCCGTTGCACCCGCACCATCGAGGTAGACAATCTTAGCCGCCCCCGTAGGTATGGTGACGTTAGCGCCGGAGCCTTGTGAGATGTTTATGGACTGACCGCCTGTAGTAGCGTTCTCGATCCACATGACACGAGAGACGGTATTTGGCCCAATGGTCAGCGTTCTAGTCGCCGTAAGGGTCGCACTAGATGTGACTTTAAAATACAAAGCACGAGCCGGATCAGTCGCGCCATCTGCTACCGTAGTGGTGGCGTCAGCGTCAGTAGCAAACCCGTCCTGCGTGTTGTAACCGAGAGCTTCGCCAATCAGCTCAAGGTTGGTGTTTGTACTCGTACCCCAAGTGCCGCTCTCGTCACCTGTGGCAATCTCTTTTAATCTTAGATTGTTTACATAAGTAGCCATCTATATCTCCAGTGACTATAACGAAGCATCGCCTGTTGCGGCGGGAACGCTGGTTGCATATATCTTGGTGCTTTGTTTCAGAGACAAAGACTGACCGCAATCAGAGCAAGTATCAGCTTCTAGCTCAGACTCATCAAGATCAAACCCGCAATTCGCACAAACTATCTCTATTTCGTGTTTGGGATCGATCCCGCCATCTATGCTTTTGGCTTCATTTACTGTTCTCATGCCGCTATCTCCGTCCAAGTTGTACCTGTGGTAGGCGTTATCTCTGACCAGCTAGTGCCGGGATTGGGGATTATTTCTCCCCATATCAATACGTTTCCTACTTCTCCAACAGCCTGCACCCCAGTCGGGTAGACTTTTGCAGTTCCTGTTTCTGTTGTCGAGCCTAGTCCAGTGGTCCCTTGAACGCCTGTAACATTAACTTCTATTACAAGGTCTACTGTGGCCGTTCCTAGCGCCGTCGTACCCTGTACGCCGGTGACATTTACTGTCGCAATACCAGTAACAGTCGGGCTTCCAAGAGCTGTTGTGCCCTGAACCCCAGTAACTGCAACATCTACCGTGGTTATTGGACCCGCTATTCCTAGTTGGCCGGTGCCTTCGACTCCAGTAACCGCGACAATAGCATCTGCTTCTACCGACGCAGTGCCTATCTGGCCAGTCGCTGCGTTGCCTAATACATCAATAGCACCATCGCCATTGGCAACGACATTCCCTAACGTAGTAGTCGCCTCGACTCCTGTTACAGAGACCGAAGCACCTAAACTCAGTGCCGCTGTGCCTAACGCAGTAGTTCCTTGTACGGAAATACTGCCCTCGCCAAAAGCAAGCTCTCCCCAGCCTGCGCGACCCCAACCGTCTAAGTAGACGATGGCATCCCAAACGGCATAGTTGGCGATACCTGTGGCGCTTACACCTGTTACGGCTACTGTGGCATCAGCCTGCACCGTTGCAGAGCCTAACCCAGTTGTGCCGCTAACGCCTGTTACAGCCACGGTGGCTGCACCAGAAACGGCTACACTTCCTACCTGCCCAGTGCCCAAGGGCATAGCTGGGCTATTGTTGCCCCATTCTCCGGCACCCCAAGTGCCGTAGTTCCATCCACCTAATGGGACAACAACGTCAGCCATTTAGCACCTTCTACGCAATACGAATTATCGCGTTACTAGCGTCCGCAGTTGGGAACACAATAGTAAAATCACCGGCTGTAGACGTCTTGTCTGCGCCAAAATCAAGCACCGCCACGGCCTTGTCGGACTGAGTGCTGTTGTAGATCAACGCCCCTCTGGCAGTAATAGTCGCAGTTGACCAAGTAGTGTCGTTAAAATCAGTAAAAGCTGTAGTGCCAGAGCTAGTGGGCGCTACCGCAGTCAACGCATTTCCACCCGCAGTGTAGCCTGTGCCAGACACCTCGTTAGTCACGCTGTACGCTGTAGTCGTAGCATCCAGAGTCGCAGAGCTGGTGTACAACGCAATGTACATGCTATCCGCAGTAGTCGCACCACGGGTTACTGTAGTTCCAAATGCGTGTATACCGTTAAGAAGCTCCACTTTGAAGCTCGTACACATTGCTTGAGTAATAGCCATAAGGGGCCTCTCCTATAATTTACGGATTATGTTGGCCAACTCATTTTGGCCTTGCTTTTCGAGTTCTGCACAAATAGTGGTCCTATCTGATTTGATGGCCTCTTTCATGTAAAACACCAAAACTTCTCTGATTTGCTCTTTAAATACCAGAGCCTGTGCTTTGACCTGCTCATCAGCAGTGTCACTCACAGAAATTAACTTTGCCAGAGCGCGATCTGCCAACTCTTCTGGCGTCCACCCACGATTACTGGTGGTATGGACATCTACCTTAAAACCGTTGTCAAACGTCGTTTGAACGCCTTGGATCATGGGCCGGGACTCTCTGATTTAATAGGTATCCTAATCATGCCATCACGATATTCATCACGGCGGCGGCGACCCTGCTGCTCAATTCCCAGACCCTGAACAGCTTGTTGATAGCTGTTTTCAAAGTACTGCATCATGTCAACAGGGCCTTTGGTGTAACTATACGCTTGAATAAGAGTGGCATAAAGCAATGCTTCAGGAGCCTTATTACTTATCCAAGTCGTTGTATTTGTTGAAGAAAGCTGTGCCGGTCTGTAGATGTAACCTAGCTGCACTGAGTAAGTCGTGCTTGGCGTCGGTGCTATACAAAAATTGCTTTCATCCCAAACCGAGTAATACTTTGGTACTCCGGTTTCGGTAAAATCAGGCCAATACTCTTTAATAAAAGAATTGTCCCTAAAATCCAAAAATATCTGATCTCCTGCTGCATCAGTAAATATCAGGTATCGATGCGTCAATATGTCCGATGGCATTGTCAAAAAACGATCGCCACTGGTCATAGAAGCAGTTGATTCTTTCTTAAATACATCGAGATCAATGTCCCTAAGAATCCTGTTTTCTGCCATTGTGATAAAAGTGTCGATGACAGAAGCAGAGAAGACGTTACTGTCTACCTCTGTGTAATTCCGTATGTTTGTCACTAACTCATCGTATGTCATGGCGTCACCACGGTAACATTGCCTATTTCACCTACTCCCTCCACCGCTATCGTAGGCGGGGCAGGCTGCATAGAATTTGGTATCGTCTCAAAAGGAGTGTCTCCTCCTGCGTTATTGACAACGACAGTCAAGGGTTCAGTCCTATCTGGCCTCGGATTGGTTAGTGCTATTGCATCGCCTCTATATTGCAAAGGCTCAATCTGAGGCTCTTTTGGCTCATAGTCTTCAGGGCAGACCATAAACCCTTTCCAGTTCTTTTTTAGGTCCAAATAGCGGTATCTTCTACCGCAGTAATCACACAGACCGTAGGAAAATTTACCAGTTGCCGTAGCCATCTCAATACTCTATCTGAGGCACAAAATGGACGCTGGCAGTATCCCTGTCCTCCAGCGCGGCTTTTTGGAAATCTTCCTCATAAATTTGTTTCAAAAGTCCTACTCTGTCCGGCGCATATTTCAGAGAA